AGGCTGATTCGATGTGTTTGCGGGAAAAAAATCGGCCCAGATCCGCGAAATTTTAATCAGCGAGTCAGCTTGGGAAGAAATGACCTGCTTATTCGCACCTTCCTTAGCTTCCTGCACTTCAAGGAGGTGCTTAATAAATCCTGCTTTAATTATTTTAGCAAATGGTATTCCAGCTCTGGCCAGTGGCATTCCTTCTATTTTCTGAGTAGCTTGTGCGCTTACAATGCCTACTAACTTTCCATTCTCAATTAATGGACCACCGCTGTTACCCGGATAAATACTCATGTCACACCAATAAAATGGGAGTTGCGGATGGAGCATTGAAACTCTACCCCACGAAGAAACAGGCAAAGACACAAAACTCGAAGAATGGACGGCTACCTCTGGAGTTTGGTTGACCTGAGTGATCAGCGCTGTTGCTCCGGGAAAGCCGACAGTAAACACCTCTGCACCTTCGGATGTGGGGCACTCGTCTATTAATTCCGAGGAAATTGGGCAATATCCTAGAGCTATCAAATCATCCGCGAACCTCGTATCACGATTATCTAATGAAATGATGGCTAAATCTAAATCCGGGGTTGTGAATGTATATGGTCGAATTTCTGACGGTCCAGCATAGAGATTCACTAGTTGAGGTAGATTGCTGAATTCTAATCCAGCTATCGCCTCATCCAACGATGGTACTTTAAAAATAGCATTAAATATTCTATCCGCCCTTTCTTTATTTAAGAAATCTAAATAAGAACCCTGAGCGTAATCAGGCAAGCGCTCACACTCCTTTAATTCTTTCTGATAATTTATTTCGGAGGCGATCTCATCGAAAAGAACATGCCTCGCTGTCAGTAAATACCTTCTTTCATTATGAATCAGAAAAATTGCCGTACCCTGGCACCTTATGTCACGGCCATACACGTCTAATTGCTGCGTATATTCTTCAAATGATACCTCTCCCTTTAAATGTTGTTCGTATAATTCATCCCTTCGGTTACGTTGATCATGTACTTGTTCGCTATCAGTCGCACACTCCAAATGAATTACAGCCTTCTTCCATTGTTCATTCATAAACACATGCCTCTTATTTTCAGTTATTAAAACACCAACAAAATTTAGACTTTAATCTCAGTAACATCCTTGTCAATCTGCCATGCCACAAAAAAAATAACTATAGCAACGATAATAATTTTACATACAACTTGAAATTATATTCTAATAGTATGTTTTTATTGATTAATATCCTGATAGCCATTCCTCCAGCTGCGACGGGCACTTACTTGACCGCTTTCTTCCAGCGCGTGATCAGGTCACGTACTGCCACATATTCGGAAGTTGGTTTATCTTTCTCGCCAGCCCGCCATACCTTCACCTCACGCAACCGGCCATTGTCCGCCGCGAGCAGGCCGCCACAGTGGCGAACGCGGGCGCCGTCAGCGACTGACCGCACAACTTCATCACTGACGAAAATTCGGCAGTCGCGCAGCTGCGCGCCGATGCTGGCAATCATTTCTTCGGAGGTGCCGTGCTTTTGCATCGCTTCTTTTTGCTGAGTCTGGCGCAATGCGGCCTCGGCCTTTTTCTTCTGATATTCCGCCGCTGCAGCAGCGTAATTGTTCGCGCGCCGCTCGGCCTCGATGCGTAGCTGTTCGCGCCAGCGCTGGTCCGCTTCTTCCAGCGTCAGGCTCATATCTTTCGCCGCGGTGACTTTTGGCCCCCATGTTAGCGCGGTTTCATCATCAATAGACGTGCGCAGGCCGCGCGCGGTACGCGTGAAGGCTTGATCTGAGCTTTCCCGGGCGGATTTTCTTAGCCTGCTGGTGAGCTCCTGCCTTTGCTGGCGTGAATATCGCCTTAAATCTTCGATATTCAGCGGAAGTTCTGTCACTGAACTGTCGTGGGGTACGCTTTTATAAGCTGACACCGCCGTTTCTGGCGGTGGTTTTTCGTCCGAAGCGGAGCGCCCCGTACAGTTATTGACAGAACTCCGAGGGGCCGCGTCGCGGCCTTCTAAGGTCAAATTCTCGACCGGCGACGGCTTGCGCTTCGGTACAATTTTGTAATCGTTGGTGCGGGTATAAATGACCGATTCACTGATCGTAAAAGGACAATAAACGCCGGTGATTTTGGCGACCGTGTCACCATAATCATTGCCGTTTTCGGTGTATTCGTAATTGAGACGCACGCGCAGGCAATCACGGGTTACAAACGGGCCGCCCTGGGCGTTGACGTATCCCGGCCAGTCGGGCGCATCAGCAGCAGCGCGGGCCGCTTCAAGTTCCGGGTGTAAAACAAGCTCACGACTCCCCAGCCGCCGCAGCTCCCGCCAGGTAGATACAGGCGCGCCGCCAATCTGCTGAAACTGGCGAATACTCCAGCGTGAAGCCCACGCCCGCACGCGCATTGCCATCTCTTTAACGGGCTTGCCTGATTCGTGATCAAACTCGCCATCCATGCCATAGCCGTCGATATTTTTAGAGATGTATTTCGCGATGTATCCCGTTGCCGATCCAAACTCTTCATCAATTGGTTTGGCAGTAAAACGATATTCAGCTGCGCCTGGCTCGCTTCCATCTTCCTGGAGGGCGTACTCGTGGAAAATATCAGTGGCAAGCTCTACCTCTTCAGGGCGGAGAAATAACAGCAGGTGCCAGTGTGGCGTCCCGTCGTGATGCGGCTCGGCGACACGAAAACCAAATGTGCGGACACCTTTCCTTCTCCATTTTGCCCGGACACGTGACCAGACATTGCAAAGGTACTTTTGAGTTTTTCGCGGGCTGGCGTTGCAGTATTTATCGTTACGCTTACCGGAATGCACGTGCGTAGCGTGATAACGTGACGGCGCGGTCAGTGTGTAGAACATGCCAACCAGCCCCATCTCGTTAGCCATATCCTCAAAGCCACGCATACGCACCATCAATTCATTACGGGCGATCTTCGGGTTGGAAACGCTGCCCATGACCTTATCGAGCAAGGAGGTACGCTCGCCAGTGTCCTGGTCTTCCAGCTCCATCGCCTGAAGGTATTCAAAGTTGGCCTTCTTTTGAGCCGTCCACTCTCTGAGACAGGGTTCAGAGCAGTAAGGTGATGACACTTTACTGACGTAAGTCGTGGCGATCATGAGGTGCTCGCGCCAGCGGTCATGGATTTTGCGGAGTTTACCCAGCCACCATTTATCTTTTTGAAGTCTTGCAAAAAAGCGCAACGCATCATCAGCACTCAGCGTTTCATCGCAATATTGCCCCCAGCCCGGGATCGCAATATTGAGAGCCGTCGCCTTGCTGGCAATGGCGCCATACGCGTAGATAGTGGAAAACTCCACATCGGAGGTTTTCTCGTGCTGGAAATCAAACTCGCGCATAAACTCGCTTTTCATCAGGTTAGCGAGTTTATAGGCCAGTCGTTTCAGGCGCTTTTTGTCTGCCCAGGGCAGCAAATGAAAATCATCACGAAGCGGAAACAGGATTGCCGGTAGGTTGCTTTGTGGCAGGTATTGCGCATTTACCGCATCAACGCGGCGTAGCACATGACGCTCAAACGTACTGAATAACCAGCGCACAGCCTGCTTTGGATCCTGGCGCTCCAGAGACTCCAGGCGCTGGGAAAAGCGCTTACGGATAAACGCCGGTAGCGCCTGCACACGTCGGCGCAGGTAGCGAGCGTGCCTTGCGCGATCGAATGATTTGCGCGCCTCGCCTTCACGAGGGCGCATTGGCGCCCGATAAACGACGTCAACAAGATCGCTATAGGCGAGCGCCTTACGCTCACCTTTTGGGGTGAGATACTCAATTACAGGATCTTCGACGTCGTTTGGGTTAACAGCCTGCCGTTCGGCGTTCCAGCTCCATGCTAAAGCGACGGAATCAGACATAATCCACCGCTGCCATATATGACTTTATGAACGCTGTCGCCGCTTCAATGTTGATTGCGTTTCCGTAGGTGCGCAGTCTTCCCATTCTGGCGGGAATCCCATCAACCAGCGGGAATGATCCGGGTCTAACTGGCCGACACTTTCCATCCCGGCAGTACAACCAGTCAGCATCTCGCCAGAAGCCGTTAACCGGACCGGCTCCGCCAGCTGGGCCGCCACGTCCAGCCTGTCCGTTGATAGCTTCCCGTTCCGCATCCTTCCGCCCTGATAGCCGCCCTTCCCATCCGTTGCCGTCGGTGTCGGCCATGCTGCCAATCTGGCTGCGCCACCCAGGGTAGTTCCCCTCTTTGGTGCATTGGCCGCCGCACCCGATCCCGCAACCTGATTGTTGTCTATGGTCGTTGGTGTGGGCCAGCCAGCTAATAACGCCGCTGTCTGAAGGTTTACCCCCCCCTGTCGGTTGAAATTCCCCGCACCTCTCCCATTGCTGGCAATCGGCGTCGGCCACCCAATAAGCTCTGTCTCGCCGGTGCGGCGCGCCGACGCTCGCAGACGGAAACGCAGTCGCCCCGAAGGCATAGCCCAGGGCTTCCACGTCAGCTTGTACAAGGTCGATCCAGTCGTTCGCGTCAGCGCTGCCAGATTGCTCGCCAAAGACCACGACAGGGCGATGCTGGCCGACAAGCCAATGTGCGGAGGGCCATAAGTGCCGCTCGTCAGCAAAGCCAAGTCCTTTGCCTGCCGCGCTGAAAGGCTGGCAGGGGCATGATGCTGTCCATGCCTGGCGACTGTCTGGCCATCCTGCGCGACGCAGGGCAAGCGACCATCCCCCGATCCCGGCGAAGAAATGGCACTGATTGAATCCGATAAGGTCATTGGGGGTTACATCCTCAATTGAACGGGTATCAACGACGCCCGGCGCAATATGGCCGGCGTCGATAAGGTTGCGCAGGTGCTGCGCCGCGTGGGGGTCTATTTCGTTGTAATAAGCGACCACAGCGCCTCCCACATCACAGAGCCAACACGAAAAGCGAGATAGCCCATCGGCAACCAAAAAAGCAGCGAGCACAGCACGCAGCAGATCACGAGGTTTCGCCAGAACGGGCGAGAATTGATTTCTTTGTTCATCTGCGGGCCTCAGATCGTCACCGTGTCGCCGGGTTGAACCTGGCGAGCATCTTTTTCGCTATCGCGGAAAATGGCCGTATTGCTGTATTGGCCCCAGCTCAACACCTCCACCTCTACGATCCAGAAATGGCGGTATGGGCGAACATCGAGAATGCGGGTTACAACTGCATCAATGGTATTCATCAGGATGGCAACACCTCTTTAAGTCTTTCTGAAGGGAGTTGCAGGCGTACAAGCCCGCCCCTCCTGATATGCTGGTCAACGTGGCCCACGCCGGATACGCATGACCTGAAGGCCGGCACATCCGCATCAAGGATGAACGCCCTGAAATCAATCAGGGTGCAGGTGTGGTACTGCTGACTACCGGTTATGCGGTAAACCAGCGCCGTCACTATGGTGCGATCCCCTGACTCATTGGCGGGATCTACTGCTAACCAGACTGGCTCATTCATCAGAATCCCTCCGTCCCGTCGAATGCACCCGCCGCCGCCATTGCGCCGTAAGTGGAAAGCCTCTTTACTGGCCTGCAATACGGGCAATTGCCGCCGCCAGAACGACCACGGCGACCGCATACGCGAAGCACGCCAATCACCTCGCCAGCCATATCGCGACTTTTGGCGCTAACAGAGCGGCGGACGCTGAAGGCATGGAGATTGAAAGCGGAATAGATCTCGCGGGTTTCCGGGGTGTCGCTGTTGGATATCACCGCACGATGGCCGTACTGGCGATGAACATCGAGCAGGGTTGCAGCCAGGGCGCGATGATCGTCCCGGGTAAACGGCTTGCCGTAGGCGGTGAAATTGGCCGTGTTACTGGCCGGGTTGTAGGGGGGATCGCAGTAAATAACCACGTCATGCGCCAGCCGCATAGTGCCCGGGATGGAATCGCGAAAATCGCCATGATGGAAAATCGCGTTTGTGTCATTGGCCTTTTCGGCGAACAAACGCATTTCGTTTTCCGGGAAATAAGGTGCGGCATATTTGCCAAAGGGTGAGTTAAATTCCCCCTTCAGATTTTCGCGATAAAGGCCGTTGTATGTATGGCGGTTCAGGTACAAAAAATACGCAGCATGAAGCAGCGCAGCATCTGGATCTAAGTCCGCTTTTTGAGTCAGTGAATTAAATTCAGCTCGCCGCTTATAAAACTCCTCGGCATTATTTCCGCCGCTAAATACCCAGCGACATGCAGAAATTGTGTCTTCAGGTCGACCGGTTAATTGACGGAAAAAGTTGATCAGATTCAGATTGCTATCGCAAAGCACATAGTGACGGTATTCCGTATTCATAAATACGGTGCCGCTGCCAACGAACGGCTCTATTAAACAATCAGCTTTTGGTAAGTGCTTCAGCAGCTCTGGCATCACGCGGGTTTTACCGCCCGCCCATTTGATAGGTGATTTAATCATTGCCTTGCCCTCAGAGTGATTCGAGGTGTGGAGTGGTAAGACGCTGCCAGATCTCGCAAACCTGCTCGGCCTGATAGATGGCGTCGGTTAAGGCGTTGTGTGCGACTGAGCGACGCGGGTGGGGGGCGTAGCCGATAGCACCGGCAACGGCAAGCAATGAGCGGAAGCAGTATTCATTCCAGTAAATCCACGGCAGCATGGAAACGCCTTCGAGCGATGAGCGCTCAAATGCAGATTTGAGGATCGGAAAGTCAAACGAACCGCCCTTGCACCACACTTTCAGATTCTTTTTCGTGGTTTCAGGGAATGCGCCGCTAATGAAGTTCGCGAAATCCAGCATCACATCCAGCTCGTGCGATTTTGCAGCTACCAGCTCGCTGATGGGTTCTTTGTCCTGTTTAAGCCACCACATCACCGTTTCGGCGGAGATATCCGCGCCACGGCTCTGCGAGGTGCGCGGATCAATGGTCTGGTAGAACGACGGGCCGATCTTCCCGGTTGATGGCTCGAAGAACACCGCACCAATCGCGCAAATCACCGCGTTCGGTCGGTTGCTGAGCGTTTCAATATCGATCATTAAGTGGTTCATTGTTTATTACCCTCACTGATTGGAAGTTCGCGGCTGCTGATCCACCGCTCGATTGATTGATAAATCTCGTCCGGGGTGGCGCTTTCCTTTTTCAGCTGGCCGACATAAATGCGCAGTAAGCCCAGCAGGTGCGCGCGTTCGTGTTTCCGTGCGTTGGCGCTTATTTCCACAAATTCTGGATCGCTAAGCCCGCCATCCAGCTTTATTGACATGATCGACATGGCGACCTCCTGAAAAAGGCAAAACGAATCCCCGGCAAAATAAATGCCGTTATTTTTGACGCTGGTTAATTAGTGGTTAGGGCGCGGCTTTCTTTTAACCTGCTTGAATAACCTTTCGTGCCAGTAATACATAAAATCAATAAAGGTCATTCGTGCGCGCTCATGATTACCGCGAATGGTTTTTTCCAGACCGTAAATAATTAAGTCAATCGATGGGCTGTTAGAGCTGACAGTAATACGCGCACCATTTCTCAGGTGGACAGTGAAACCCTGCTCGGCGTTTTCTATCGCCTCGCGGATCAGCATTTCACGCTCCCATGATGATCTCTCTTCGCTGAAGATACTCATACAGCAAGCTCTATCGCGGCTGGAGACGGTATCTCGCCATTCATGATCGCGCTAACGAACGGGCGCAGATCGCTAAGTGCGTCGTCATCATTCATGCAGAAGGCGGCACCATAAATATGCTGGACACCACTGGCTAATACACCGTAATGCGACTCACGGCCTTGCGGGTTGTTTTCCAGATTGAAATAATAATCTTCAAGCATTTTATTAATCTGCTCAGCATAAAGGCGTTTCATTTCCCGTTCTCCTAATGATTAATAAAGCGGTGATTGGTGATAATACGGTTTATCGTTATGCGTGCTTCAGATAACGCAAAGTCAATTCCGAAAGAATCGCCATCTTTCATAATTTGATAACGCTTCTTACCTACCCTGCGCGGTAAAACACGGATAGTGAAGCCGCAGCAAATTCCGGCATGCTTATTTATCCAGACAACTTTTGGCAAGCTATCATGGGGGGGGATGCGAATGTTTCCCGCACGCTTGTCATGCTGTGAGTAGCGTTTATTCATTCTTGCCAGCCCTTAGTAAATAAAAGTCGTGATGAATTTTATTGTTAGCGCAATGGCAATCGAAGAAATGCACGTTCCCACGATTATTAGTGCACAGTCCGTCATTGCCTCTTTAGTGGAAATATTCATGCTGTCTTCCCCTTAATTTGTTTAACGTTCAGCTATTCGCGATAGCATCCTTGAGCATGGCAATCATATTTACTTCAACTTTGCCTCCGGAAAGCTCCTTAGGTCGGATGATGATCCGCCCATCCTTCACCATATCCCGGCATGTCTCAAACGGAATACCCGTAATTCTTGAATACTCCTTCAGAGATAGATAAGGCGCGGCAACATTTAAATTGATGGTTACGCCTGACATGTCTCACCTCAGATCGTGCTGTTCTGCCTCACATGGCTTGTTCAGACTTGATTGCTTCAAGTCCACGCAAATAGATCAGGCGGGCCATGTTCGCCGCCGTGCGAGATTCCTTGATAGAAATCTCTTCGAGATCGGCGCGCTCTTCCTCGGTAAGCGGCACTGCTACACGGGCGCTTCCCTTAGAGCCACGAGGCAACCTCGCTCTTGGTAGGTTTTTTTCTTGTGTCATAGTGGTATGTTGTGATCTTCTAGGATTCTGTGTAAATCATTATGCGAACCAAAGTTCGCATTGTCAATGGTGTTTTATGAACTTTGATTCTCAATGCGCTAATAGATTGAAAAGCGAACGAAAAAGGCTGGGCTTTAATCAGGCATCAATTGCAGAGCTTTGCGGTATATCCAGAGAAATTTGGGGGAAGTATGAGCGAGGCATCGCCGTTCCTGGGGGTAATGTTTTGTGTGCTATGGCTCTAAACGGGGCTAACGTTCAATACATATTGACGGGTGAGGAAGGTGGCGGAGTCTCGCTTACGCGTGACGAACTGGATCTAATAAACCATTTTAGATCGGCACCACTCGTGATTAAGGCGGCCGCTCTTGCGGCTCTCACGGCGGGAAACTCCACATCAAACTCCATTAACGTTTCAGGTCAGGGCAACCGTGTGGCTGGAAGGGATTACAACGAAAATAAGAAGTAAGGATGCAGCATGGCGGTAAATTCGACTGGTGAGCAAAATCGTATCTCTGGCCGTGATTTTAATGAAAATAATATCCAGATAGACAAATTTGATGGTCGTCACACAATTAACATCGCAATCCCTTCGGAAAAGCATGATGAACGCCCACTCGTAAAGGCACAGCGCAAAGAACTTAACACTCTCGTTGCCACGGTATCCGCTACCTGCGGCGGCGAAGCATATGAAATTTGGCAAAAGGTGCATGCTGAAATAGGTGTTTCCAGTATTGAGGAAATGACTGTCAACCAGTACCAGACCGCTATTAGCTTTTTGCAGGCCATGATCGGGCGAGGCAAGGATAAAGATGCCAGTAAAGCCTTAGTTAGCCTCCTGCTCCGCAATAGTGAAGATGGAGAGTTGCGACAAAGGTTAATTCGTTACTGTCATGTCAACTTCGGGACCGGCAGGTTAAATGACCTTACCCGATCTCAGCTTCAGATAGCTCTCTCGTGGCTGGATCAGCAGCAAGCTCGCGAAACTCCAGGGGCTGCTCAGGCATCAGTTACCAAGCCTAACCTATTTCAGTTGATTAAAACTCACCCCATAGAGTTTGCCGTCATATTTACTGTCGGCTTTTCAGTGGGTGCGTTTGTCTTATAAAAAAGAGGACCCCAGATGCTTAGCGGACCTTATTTATTTGTTGTTCTTATTCTCTAATCAACAAAGGATGATTGTATGTTTAATTCTCTGCCTATCACCTCTCCCTGCTTGAAGTATTTGAATGTTGCTTTCTTGGTGCTTTTTCTATCTGTAAGCTTTTCATCTCATGCTCGTGAATGGTATGAGGGGGGCACCCTTCAGGAGGCGGGGGCTTTGGATTGGCAGAGTGCGACGTATGAGAACAAACTAGCGACATCTGCCGACTTCATCGCAAAATTATATAACGCAGGGAAATTATCACCCAAAGCAAGTAGTTACATGAAGAATATCAATGATTTCAAGGTTATCTCTGATGAATTAACTAAGCAGATTAATGATGCCTTGGAGCCAATGCAGGACAAAAAGCAAAACGAGAAAACATTTAAGAATCAAAAGGTATCAGAGATAGCAGTAATGCTAATGATCACTATGGGTTGGGTGTCGCTTTAAATGACCGTTCGCAAGATTCCTTCAGGTAAGTGGCTGTGTCAGTGCTTCCCGTATGGTCGTGATGGGAAGCGTATTCGCAGGCAGTTTGCCACCAAAGGCGAGGCGCTCTCTTTTGAGCGCCGCACCATGAATAACGCAACCAGTCAGGAGGTAAACGACAGCGCGGTGACGCTTTCTGCTTTCGTTGAGCGCTGGTACGAAATGCACGGCAAAACGCTAACGTCGGGTGATGAGCGCAAGGTAAAGCTGCTGGCGATCTGCGAGCGCCTGGGCGATCCCCTCGCGTCTCACTTCGATAAAAATACATTTGCGGTTTATCGTGAAAAACGATTGGCCGGTGAGTGGAATCAGAAAGGCAAAAAAAAACTCAGTGAGGCGACGGTAAATCGCGAGCAGTCGTACCTGCACGCAGTTTTTTCAGAGATGAAGCGGCTGGGTGAATGGGAGGGTGATAATCCGTTGTCGGGCATCAGACAATTCAAAGAGGGAGACCAGGAACTTGCCTTCCTCTACGAGGAGGAGATAGAGCGACTTTTATCGGCCTGCGATCAATCGGCAAACAAAGATTTGGGCATCATCGTGCGAATATGCCTGGCTACCGGTGCGAGGTGGAGCGAGGCGCAGGATTTAAAGCAATCTCAGGTTCTGCCCGGGCGACTGACGTTTACGCAGACCAAAAGCAAAAAAAATCGAACTGTGCCAATTTCTGAACAACTACAAAAGTTGCTCCCCAAAAAGCGTGGGGCGCTTTTCACGCCAGCATACGAAGCCTTCAAATCAGCGCTAACAAGAGCCGATATAGAGCTGCCAAAAGGTCAGCGCACCCATGTGCTACGCCATACCTTTGCGAGCCACTTCATGATGCGTGGAGGGAATATTTTAGTGCTTCAGCAGATACTCGGGCACAGCACGATAATGATGACGATGAGGTATGCTCATTTTGCGCCAGACCATCTGGAGGCAGCGATAGCACTTAACCCGTTTGATAACATTGCAGGAAATCAGAAGGAAGCTTGAAAGTCTTCTGCCCGACGCTCAATCTCAGCCATGTACGATGTGCGCGCTAATTCATGTGCATTCGGGGTCATGATACTGATGATCTGATATTTATCAGGGTATAGAAAGTGGCGGGAATATACGAGGTAGCTATTTGACTTTCTCCCGGCCTGGGGGAGCTTTGCGGGCCACTGCTTTTCGCCCGGCAGGTGGATATGAATCTTGAAAACATACGAATCCCGAAGTCGCCCGCTATCCTCCCACTGCCCTTCATTACCGAATTCTAATGGCAGTGGACCGCCGTTCTTCCATGATAAGAATGCCTTGGCATATTCACGGGCTATTGCTGGTAACTCAATGTCATTGTGAATGGTTACTTTGAGCATGGGCTGACCTTAATGAAATTTGGGTTCATCAAGCCCCAGCCTTTTGTGCTCACTACGAATCAGCGTATGGACCTGCTCCGCAGTAACATCAATTGGCTTTTTGGACACTTCAGGATTTATCAGTGTGCTTTTCATGAAGGCGAGCATGTCTTCAATTGTGTACCGCAAAGATGCAGCTGAGCGTGCAAAAGCTACTATTTCACTTTTAAGGTCAGCATCCTTATCGGAAATATTCTTTAACGCTAACCTTGCCGCATCAACAAAGCTCTCACAGATAGCAATGTGGCGATACAAACTTTCAAAGTTTTCTTGAGTCTCTTTACTATGGTTGGAGAGAATGATCTCAGTTTGTTTCTCCTCCCACTCAATACGCAAATTTGCTCTGTGCATTTTCATTCTGTCGGCAAGATTCAGCATGTACTGAGTTGCCTCATCAATTGGCAGAAATGCCACAGAGTCTCGGACTGTTTGAAGAGACAATGTAGACGAGCGGTGTTGGGATATAGACAGATCATTATGCCCTATACTGCTCGCTGGCACCGGAGCAAGAGCAACAGCTAACGCCGCAGCCATTGAGGATATCTTACTTTTTTTACTGCTCATATGCGTAGCTCGTATGTGTATTAACTGCGGGAATGATAGCGCAAAAAATCACCTTAAGAAATGGCGTTGCCATCCTGCTGCCATTTTGCTGCCACTACACTGAATTGCAGGCATAAAAAAACCACCCGTAGGTGGTTTTACACGACACTGCTTATCATTGATTTTATTAGCTTTATCCCAATGGTACCCGGAGCGGGACTTGAACCCGCACAGCGCGAACGCCGAGGGATTTTAAATCCCTTGTGTCTACCGATTCCACCATCCGGGCTCGGGATAGAAATTGGAGGCGCGTTCCGGAGTCGAACCGGACTAGACGGATTTGCAATCCGCTACATAACCGCTTTGCTAACGCGCCTTAATGCCTGAACACCCGCTGATGCCGATGTTTTAAACTGGAGCGGGAAACGAGACTCGAACTCGCGACCCCGACCTTGGCAAGGTCGTGCTCTACCAACTGAGCTATTCCCGCATCATCAAGCTAATTTGCTAATTACTTGATTTTGTTATCGTCTGTCAGACAGTGCTGCCGTTCGATGCGTTGCATTCTACTTACCTGGCGCAATGAGTCAACGATATTTTTTAAAACCTTGTGTTGTTTGCTGAAAATTGCGCCGAAACGA